GAACTGACTACTGATGAAAGAAAGGCGCTTATTTGTGCAATGAATCATTTAAAAGCAGTCGTGAGTTTATTTCCAAAGCGAATGACCCTTTCTAACTAATTAATCCGAAGCAAATAAATGGCGTATACCCGCCGGGCATTCTTTTGCCCAAATTCAGGAGAAAGCAACATGCGAAATATCCAGACCCGTAATTATAAAGCTGATGACGATGCGCTTAGAGCCATGCTGAATAAGGCCAAAACTGAGCAGCGTTCTGATGATGCGCTTTCAGTTTCAATCCGCCTGGCCGCACTGGCAATTCATGCCCGCCAAACAGAAATGTCTGCAGTAGAAATTATCGAACTGCTGGACAAAGAGGCCGAGCGCTTTGAGAACCAGGCGCAGGAGCTGCATTGATGGCTGATTCAATCGACATGGCGCAGCAGCGCGCCGACGAACTGCTGGCGCGTAACATCGCCAGCGTGTTTAACCGCCCGGTCAGCGTGGCGGCTTCATTCTGCGAAGACTGCGATGCCCCAATCCCGGAGCAGCGCCGCCGCGCGGTACGTGGTGTAACTCGCTGTGTCAGCTGTCAGGACGTGGCCGAACTTCGCACCAAAGTATCAAAAGGCGGTGCGGTATGAGCACGATTCTGAAGTGGGCGGGCAACAAGTGCCGGGTAATGCCGGAACTGCTGGCGCACCTGCCTGAAGGTGATCGCCTGGTCGAACCCTTCGCCGGTTCATGCGCAGTAATGATGAAAACCGATTACCCTGCCTATCTGGTTGCGGATATAAATCCTGACCTCATTAATCTCTATCGCCAGATAAAAGAGCACACCCGCCCGTTTATAGTTGTGGCGGTCAGCCTCTTTAATCAGAACAAAACCGGCGAAAGTTATTACGCTGTGCGTGAAGCGTTTAATCACAACCCTGCGTTGCCTCTTCTTGAGCGCGCCGCTTATTTCCTGTACCTGAACCGCAATGGCTATCGCGGTCTTTGCCGTTACAACAAACGTGGTGAATTTAACATCCCGTTTGGTAACTACGCAGAGCCATATTTCCCACTGGCTGAGATAGAAGCATTCGCGAAGAAAGCGCAGCGCGCGACGTTCATCTGCGCCGACTTTCGCGAAACGCTGCGGCTGACCAAAGCTGGCGATGTGGTGTACTGCGACCCACCGTATGACGGGACTTTCTCGGACTATCACGCTTCAGGCTTTAGCAAAGATGAGCATCACGATCTGGTCAGCATGTTGCTCGACGTCTCAGAGCGTTGCCCGGTTGTAGTTTCAAACAGCGACACCCTTTACACACGCAGCATTCTTCGCGATTTCAGCATTGCCAGCATCAGCGTGGCCCGCTCGGTTGGTGTAGCTGCAGGTAAAAGCAAGCGCGCATCGGAAATCATCGCCGTGCGCCATCCTGCAGTCGGGCCTGCATGGTCTGGCTTTGATCTGGCAGCAGGCGCTGACTGGTCTGTAGAAGTGCAGGCGTCTCGATGATTCAGGAATATGCTTACCCGTGGAATGCTCCACGGGAAGCCATTGCCAGCCCATACCCAACCTATGAGGAAATGCACAGCCGCAGTCAGATGATTGCGGCTTTAGTGCGTGCGCAGGAACTACTCGAAAAGCAGCCGACGCTGATCCAGATTGATGTAAAGCGTCGGGTTAGTGAGTTAGAAAAAACACAGGGTATTGATCGTGCCAATGTGTACTTAGCGAAAACCTTCGTTGAGCGCACATTGCCACGCGTTGAAACCGTTAACGCTCAATATCGCCTTGGTGAAATGAGCAGCGGCACGTTTAACCTGCTGACAGGTAATGCCGCCAAACAGGCTGGCGCGGCCAGTGCGGGCGGCACGCTTTGGGAGCTGATGCGCCGTTTTAACCGCCTGCCAGATATGTCTCGCGCCGATGTCGATCTGCTGGCCGGGGATGTGGCTAATTTCATTCTCGCTGAACTGGTACAGGCGCACTCGCAGGCCAGCGACGAGTCAGATTACAAATACACGCACCGCGTTTACATGACCGCCGCCACTATCACCCGCGAGCTGAGCCAGACCCCGCCATTATGGGATAAAGTCACGTCACGGCTGTTTGACCCGGAGGAAGTTACCCCGGCGATCATGCGTATGCAGACGGAAAAATGGTGGAAAGGCCGACTGCGCCGCGTGGCCGCATCATGGCGTGAACACCTTCAAATCGCCCTGGCTAACGTCAGCAAAAAGCACACCCCCTACGCCAGCAGCATGACCGTTTCAGAGTGGCGCGAGCAGAAGCGCCGCACCCGTGAATTTCTGAAAGGAATGGAGCTGGAAGACGAAGAAGGCAACCGTATCAGCCTGATCGAGAAATATGACGGCAGTGTGGCCAACCCGGCGATCCGCCGCTGCGAGCTGATGACCCGCATTCGTGGCTTCGAAAACATCTGCAATGAAATGGGCTTTATCGGCGAGTTCTATACGCTTACCGCCCCGGCGCGCTATCACGCCACTATCAAAACCGGGCATCGTAACCGCAAATGGAACGGTGCCAGCCCGGCCGATACCCAGCGCTATCTCTGTAGCGTCTGGCAGAAAATCCGCGCCAAACTGCACCGCGAAGAAATCCGCATCTTCGGGATCCGCGTTGCTGAGCCTCATCACGATGCAACCCCGCACTGGCACATGCTCATGTTTATGCGCCCGGAGCAGGCTGAGCGCGTGCGCGAGATTATGCGCGACTACGCCTGGCAGGAAGACGGCAGCGAACTGACTACCGACAAGGCCCGTAAGGCCCGTTTTCACGCCGAGGCTATCGATCCGGAGAAGGGCAGCGCGACGGGTTACGTTGCTAAATACATTTCCAAGAATATCGATGGCTACGCGCTGGACGGCGAGACAGACGACGAGAGTGGCAAGGATCTGAAAGAAACCGCCTCGGCCGTCTCTGCCTGGGCGGCACGCTGGCACATCCGGCAATTTCAGTTTGTGGGCGGTGCGCCCGTCACCGTTTACCGCGAGCTGCGCCGCATGGCAGACAGCGAAACCGCGCACGGCCTGAGCGTTGAATTTGCTGCTGCGCATGACGCCGCCGACGCAGGAGACTGGGCCGGATACGTTAAAGCGCAGGGTGGCCCATTCGTGCGCCGCGACGAGCTGGCTGTGCGCACCTGGTATCAGGCAAGCGAAGACATGAACGAGTACGGAGAGGAAACCGTGCGTATTAAAGGCGTTTACGCAACTGAAGTTGGCGACGATACGCCAATTTTAACCCGTCTGATGCAATGGAAGATTGTCCCGAAACGTGCCGTTGATTTGGGTTTTGAATTTAAGGACGCGCCCGCGTCCTCTCGGAGTTCTGTCAATAACTGTACGGGAGGTTTGAGATCGGAGGATTCGAACCCGCCGGAAATATTCGAAAAAATCGACCTGGACAATATGAGCAGAAAAGAACGGCGGCAGCTTCTGAGTCGTATCAGGACAGAAAGGCCAGAAAGGCGGCATCTGAAGCTCAGGCGGTCGGACAAAATCGAAGCTGCGTGCGACAACGTAATAGCGCAGGTGAGAGATTTAAGCGGTGAAAACATCAGTCGCGGGATGGCCGTGCGTCTGATTGGCGGCACGCAGACTAAAATCGCCGGTCAAATGTTCCGCAGCTTACCTAATGGAGAACTGGCCCGGCCAATACTGGAGCCGAAGCAGACTTTCGTATTAGAACGATTTAACCGATTAGCAGAAAAAAACCGTAAAAAAAGGCCGTAATTTCTGCATTAGATCAACGAAATCAGGTGACCGTCGTTCTGAAGACCACGATTTATGAGCAAGCGATTCTAAAAAACTTCTTAGATTTACTTGTTTCATATCAATAAGATAAAAAACAAATAAACCAAATATTTTTCATTTCTCAACTTATAAGTGCTATGCTACTGTATAAATACACAGTTAAGTTAAGGGAGGGAAAATGACGGTTCAGGAATCAAACCAAATACATAAAAAAATGGCGTGCGTGCAGTTCATTGCGGAGGTTTCGTTAATCGCAAACTGCAAGCCGTCAGACCTAAAACTGGCACTCAGCATTATTGCCGAATTGGCGAACTCGGAGATTCACCAGAACGCTGGCGAGGAAATCTTTTATGCTGCCGATTAGAGATTGATGATTTTTGCGGCGGCATGGTTGAACAGCGAGCAACGTGAGGCTTTAGCAAATGGCCGGAAGCGACACTAATTATCAGATAGTTTACCGGGGCGATTGTTTGGAGTGCTTCCATTCTGGCGGCTGGGTTTTCTTTCAGCGCCCTAAAGAGGCTGGAGGAGGATTCTGGCTCGGCAGGACTTACGATTTTGTTTTTATGATCGAGTTACCGCGCCCTGTTTCACTTCGTGAAGGCATCATTTATCTGCAGCAGTTGAGCTATGGAAGCGCTGCTTCCTCCGATTTTTCGGGTGCTGTAACCCGTAAATGAGCCATGCATGCATAACGTGCATGGATTCGCATTAATTTCTGAAGCACTGAAACACCCTGCAGCGCCA